GTTTCTATGCCACGGAATGCCACGGATACTGGATGTGCCAAGCTACTTGCATCAACGATGGGACGAATACCAGCAATAGCAGCCTGTATTCCGGGCCCACTATTGTGATTTACCACAGCATGACAATTCAATGTCATATCAAAGCTATCATATGTGTTGGGCAACATAGTGGGTGTTTCAACATGCACGTCTGCTGGTAATAAGTTAATATTGATAGGTGAGCGCGGATGTGGCCGTACTATAATGGATCTATCTGTCACAGCACGCACATTAGTAATCTGTTGGTTTATCCAATTTTCCATACTGCCGAGTTTGATCACCTGCTGGCTGTTGCGATGTTGGGCAGCAATCAGTATTGTAGAATTTTGATTTTGTGCTGTGGATAGTTTGATACCCAATTTCTTTGGACGATCAAGGTCAAGGTTTTCTCGATGCCCATAATAGCCCTCGGCAGTGATGTTATTAACCGATATTTTCCAAGTATGTCCTCGTACAAGAGCACCTATATCTATGATAATCACCGGTCGAGATTTTGTGCGATAATACTCATATACGGATCTATTTGCTACCATACGTCCATGCCAAAGCACTGACCATATCAACGCTGCATCTGCATCCCAACTATTCTCTATAGTGGAGATACCAACACTTTGTAAGTGAGATAACACTGCTGACATAATTGGAGTACTGTTGCGAGCACATGCCTCTGGAAAATAGCCAACGGATTTTATTATCAAATAAATATCTTTATGAAATATACTGTTATTACAACGTTCCACCAAGCAGGTCTTGAACAGTATGGGCAACGCATGATCGACACATTTGAGGCACTATGGCCTGCAGATGTCGCTCTTGTTATATATGCTGAAAATTGCCAACCCCGTACAATTAGACCAAACACCACAGTGATAAATCTCTTGGAGGTCAGTGCAGACTTGCGTGTGTTTATTGATCGGCATCGTGACAATCCACTTGCACATGGTCGTGCTGGGCCTCCTGAGGTATTTGATCCAAAAAAACAATTCCGTTGGGATGCCGTAAGATTTAGCTATAAAGTGTTCTCTGTTGCACATGCTGCGGAACACTTATCCACTGATTGGATGATATGGATAGATGCTGATACGCATACACATACTCCTGTGCCAATGTCGGCATTTGATGAATTATGCCCAGTTGGCTCGGGGTTAAGTTATCTTGGTCGTGGAGAGAAATATCACAGTGAGTGTGGTTGGGTGGGTTACAATCTTAATGATCCCGATTGCAAGAAATTTATAGAAGATTTTGTCAATATGTATAAACAGGATGATATCTTTAAACTATCTGAATGGCATGATAGTTATGTATGGGATCAAGTAAGGAAGCGGTCATCACCTGCTATATTTCATAATCTCAATCGTCATATGCATTCTAAGAATCTATCTGGACATCCATTTATCAATAGTGCATTGGGTAATTACATGGATCATGCCAAGGGTAATAGGAAAAAATATGGACATAGTTTATCCACGGATATCCAACAACATCAAGATCATCCGTATTGGAAACAAATTTTGCAATCACAAAAGGCATAATAATCATGTATGAATCATATGGTTGGTGGTTTCCGGATACTGAAGATCATTTCCCCAAGATGATTGCCAAGGGTATTTCCAAGGGTGGCCCTGCTGAATACCAGTGGCAAGTCAGGGATAAAAGTTTAACACATGTCCGGCAACGACGTACTGCGTTGGACATTGGTGCTAATGTGGGACTGTGGAGTCGCAGTTTGATTACCAAATTCGACAAAGTCGTTGGGTTTGAGCCAGTACCAATGTTCAGAGAATGCCTTGAGAAAAATGTCGTAGGTCAAAACTTCTTTATTAGTCCAGTAGCATTAGGTGATAAAGACACACATGTTAACATGATCATTACTGAAGGTAATACTGGACATACTCACATTGATCCTGCTAGCATTGGTACGGGCAACACTCCCGTGATAAAACTCGACAATCTAGGTATTGATAATGTGGATTATATCAAGATAGACTGTGAGGGATACGAATATAGAGTATTGCAAGGTGGTGAACAGACTATACGTTATTGGAAACCAGTTATCGTGATAGAACAAAAGCCGCATGCGGCATATAGCAAAGAGTATGGTCAGTTTGCTGCTATTGAATTGTTAGAATCCTGGGGCATGATAAAATTAGATCAAGTCAAAGATGATTGGGTCATGGGTTGGGCATAAATCAAATATGAAAACATTTATAATTAGATTAAAAGACAATGCACTGTCAGAGAAATTGGCTGATGAGTGTATAGAACAGGCAAAGAAATTTAATATCTATCCTGAAAAGTTTGATGGCATAAATGGTCTTACATATCCAGAACATCTAGACAAGTTAAATATTCGACCATTGAAAAAGTTTAAAAAGGGGCGACCTGGAGTATTTGGCTGCTTATTGAGTCATTATTATGTCTGGTTGCAATGCCAGGCAGATACAGAATCTTATCTAGTGCTGGAACATGATGGATATATGATCAAGGCTATTCCGAAACTTATTGAAAAACGATTTTCAGATATCTTAAAATTAGATTATATAAATCCCTATAGCAAAGGATATACACGCAGGATAGAACAAGATGCAAACAACCCATTAGAAATAAAAACAGTTGCACCCGGGGTTGGCTCATGTAATGAGGATATGAATCAAGGTGCCGGCTGGTATTCAACAGGATCTTATGCTTATATTATTAAACCGCATGCAGCTAAAAAACTTGTCGAATGGATTAAAATAAATGGATTTTTACCGTCCGATCAGCAGTTAGGAAGTTATGCAGCTGATATTAAAGTATGTGATCCAAGTATTGTGCAATTGCATCCTTATTTTTCTCCTGAAAACGGATTAATAAAAGCTATGTCCATGACTATAAATACCGAGTTACTACAATGAAAATACGATTCACCAGTAGCAAATACAAAACCAGGCGTGCCAGTCATCGATTGCGTGGTGAAGTAACTTGTCAGGCTCTGGTTGAACAAGGATATGATGCAAAAATATTAGAAGATTGGAATGAAATTGATTCTGATACGTTGGTAATATTTTTAAAACTTAGTCAGCCCGAACAGATACAACAGGCCAAAGATCTTGGTGCTAAAACAGTTTATGACTTATGTGACAATAAATTTGGTGAACAAGCAGAGTATGAACCATGTTGTCGGCTTGCCGATGTTGTATCTGTTAATAGCATACAAATGGGAATAAGTGTTAAAGAACATACCGGGTTAGATGCTCTGGTAATGCCAGACCCATATGAACGTCCCCGTCTCGATCCTGTTTTTTCTCCTGGAGAAGAACTTAAATTATTGTGGTTTGGGAGTCAATCAAGTTTTAAATTTTTCCCCATAGTAGAGGTATGGCAACGTCTTGAAACAGAGATAGGTAATTATTGTTATACCATGATTAGCAGTAAAACCGATAGGTTGTTGGGTAAGATGCAGAAGCGGCAAGATCGTGGTGTTATTAGCGGGATCAATTTTGATAAACTGGATATGAGAACATGGTCTTGGCAACTGCAAGGTGAATTATTAGAAAATTGTGACATTGTACTGATGCCAGTACAAACTGATAATCCAAGAACAGATACTAAAAGTGCTAATCGGGTAATTGACAGTTTAATATCTGGGCGATTTGTAATCACAACACCACTGGCAAGTTACGAAGAGTTTGCTCCATATACCTGGCAAGGTGATTATATCGAAGGAATTAAGTGGGCCTGTGCTAATCCTGATCAAGTAATTGAAATGATCACTGCCGGGCAGAAATACACACAGGAAAATTATTCAGCACAGGTGTTAAGTAAACAGTTAATCAACACAATTATAAAACAATTACATTTAACGGAGACATAATGTCGCATGTACAGCAAATAGAATACGTAAATTCAATTAAATCCAATTATCTTAATTATTTTAACAATAAAAAAATATTAGAAGTAGGTAGTTTAGATATTAATGGTAGTGTACGGACATTTTTTGAAAATTGTGATTACACCGGACTCGATGTTGGCGAAGGTAAGGGTGTTGATATGGTCTGCGAAGGGCAAACTTTCCAAGGAGAATCAAATTCGTACGATGTTGTGATTTCTTGTGAATGCTTTGAGCACAATCCTTATTGGCTAGAAACTTTTAAAAATATGTATAGGATGTGCAAGCCAGATGGATTAGTAATAATGACTTGTGCCACCACCGGAAGAAAAGAACACGGAACATCCAGAACCTCTCCTAGGAAAAGCCCGTTAACCGTGGCCAAGGGTTGGGATTATTATAAAAATTTAACCGAAGAAGATTTTAGAACCAATATAAATTTTGATGAAACATTTTCTAAATATGAATTTTCTAACAATACAAAATCCTCTGATCTTTACTTTTTTGGAATTGTTAACAATCTTAAATATTCGTTAGAGAAATAGATTCGTGCTTGAACAAACAGTACAAGCTCTATTACAACAACAACTTCAGATCAAGTTACACCTGGGCTGTGGTCCAAATCTATATGATGGATGGATCAATGTTGATGGCGATTATTGTGTAGGCCAACCCGGTGTGATCATACACAACATTACTGATTCTTATCCCATTCCAGATAATTCTGTGGATGAGATACTTACAGTTCATGTAATCGAACACATACCACCTGGAGAAGTTCCTGCGATGATCCAAGAGTGGCGTAGGATTTTAAAACCCAATGG